TTCTCAACGTACCATTGAATCTGTGACCACCATGCCTGTTTGTTCTCGCGGCTCATGGTCTGCAGCTCTGTCATCTCGCCCGGCACGTCTTGCACCAAACTCTTCTTTTCCCGCACGTAGCCACAGTGGGCGCAGGTATCCATGTACCGTGGCATATACGCCTCGCACACCGGACACTTGGCCTCTTTCTTTTCCTTCTCTGTGGGCTCTTTCTTGGGCTTCTCTTTGCCGTCATCCAGCTCATGCACCCCGTTCTCGTAGACGTCTTCCCACTCTTCTCTAAATCTTAAGTAGTTGCCTGAATGGTCAAGCCATAATGCAAAAGTCTTACCTTCTGGGTCGTCCTGATTCGAGCGCATGACCCTGCCCATCTGTTGGATGTGGCTGGACAATGACTTGCTGAACGGGCGCGCAGACACACCAATCATCACGTCAACGCAATCAAAACCCTTGGTCAATATGTCGGTGGCTATCAGGCCATGAATCTCTGTGTCGGGCTTGGAAAACTCTTCGATGATCTCCTTCTTGAAATCGTCGTCGTCGCGGTAGCTCAGGCTGATGAAGTTGAAACCTGCCTCGGCAAACTTGCGCGCCAAGTCGGCGCCATGATCCACGCCAGCACAAAACACAATCGTCTTGCGCGGCCGCCCAAAGACTTCGTGTGTCATCTTCACCCACTCAGCCACCACGTCACCGGTGATCTGCATGCCACGCTTGGACGTCTCTGCCTGCGACCACTCGCCGGCCACCTTCTTGGCGCCTGACATGTCGATCTCTTTGGCAATGAAAACCCGCAGCGGCACAAGCATCTTCTGGTCGACCAGCTCTTTGGTGGTGATCGACGACACCACGCCCTCGTAAACGTTGCCAAGCCCCTTAGTAAACGGTGTGGCGGTCAATCCAATGACTTTGACGTCTGGGTTGTTCTTGATGAACTCCACCGTCTGCGCGCGGGTTTGATGGCATTCATCCACGATGAGCAGGTTCAGGCCGGGGAATGAGCCGCGCTTCTCCAGCGTTTGGGCTGAGCAGACTTGGATGTGCTCGAACGGCCGATACCGCCAATGGCCTGACTGCATGACACCGTGGTCGATCTTATACCGCTCCATGCGTTGGCTGGTTTGGTCGCAAAGGACGATGCGGTCGAGCAGCATGGCTGACTTGTTGCCTTTGAGTTTGGTGGCATTCAGCAAGTGAATGGCCATCTCTGTTTTGCCCGCTCCTGTTGGGGCGTACAGTATCTGTGCGCGCTTCCCGCTGGCAAATCCCTGCCGCAGGGCGTCCAGAATCTTGTCCTGATACGGACGTAGTTTCAATGACATAAAAACTCCACTACCGGATTGACCCCCGGCTTGGGCTGGGCGGATAACCGCCCGTTGTTACGCAGCTTTCTTGAGCTCTCGCTGGTAGTAAGCCACCTGTTTCTTGAGCTGGGCACACTCGGACTGATACAGATCGCGGCTTTTGGTCACCGCCTTCAGTTCAATCTGAGCCTGCTTCAGCTCGTCCCGCAATTCCTGAATGTGGGTCGCGGCAAACTCTGGGTCTTCAGATGTGGCCTTGGCCAACTGATCCTTGAGCTTCTCGTTCTCCTCAATCAGGAACTGGATAGCTTCCTCCTTCTCGTCGTGCTTGTCAGTCACCTGCGCGACAGGCTCCTTGGCAACGTTTACAGAGACGGGCTTTTTGTCCTTGACCTTGCGTTCGCGCTCGAACACATCGCCATCTTTGTTCTTGTACTTGACCTTGTCGGTGGCAACGTTGCCAGACGCGTTGCGCAACTTGTTCACAAAGGTGTGGCTGACGTGGCACTGACGTGCAATCTCGCGGTCGCTCCAATCGCTCCACTCAAAGTCGTTGAGCATCTCCAAAACGATGCGGCGCTTGTCTTCGTTGGACATCTGCAGGCCGTGCAGGCCGTTGGCGCCGTAGCTGTACAGGATGGCCTCACGCAGGGTGCCGTTGGTGATGCGGCAGACCATGCCCTGCTTTTTGTTCTTGCGGTTGGCGTGGTAGCGGTGAAAGCCGTCTGCCAGCCAGTAGTCTTTGCCGTCAAAGAACAGGACTGCGGGCGGGAATACCGAGCCGTCCTCCATGTTCTGGGCGTAGGTGGACACCACATCTTCATTGATCTTGGTGCGCGATTGTGTGCCGCCGTCAATGCGAATGACGTCCAGCGGAACTGAGCGCTCCGCCACAAATGTTGTTGACATGGTTACTCCTTGCTGTTTGAAACGAAACCAAGGTAGAAGTACTTCCACTTGGTCTGCACGTTGACTCGGGTGTAGCGTTTGCCGTCCCACTCAAAGTCAAGCCCTTTGACTAGCAGGTGCTTTTCAAACACCTCTCTCGCTTTTTTCATTTGCTCTTCGTTGTTCATTTAACTTTCTCTCCTAGTTTCCCAAAAACTTTGTTGCCACAGTAGACACAACGGAACCAATACCCGTTGTCTTCCTTCTCGTGCTCGACGTACCGGTGTTTGCAGTTCTCAAACTTGATGCCGGTTTTCATCGCATCACTTTCTTTTTGATGCCGGCGCCCTCACGCAGATCGTGCGAATGCAGCTTCTTGACAGGCTTCTTGATCTCTCCGGCCTTCTCGGCAATCTTGGCTGCCTTCTTGCGGTCTACAAACTTGCCCTTGCTGGTGACGAAGCCGCGCTTGACGTCCTTGTCTTTGATGTCCTTGGACACCTCAATCTCCTCGTGCGACCATGCCTTGCTCGGCGCTGGATCGACCTTGCCTGTTTTCTTTTCCTTGAGCGCTGGCTCAGCGATTGTCAGTTTCTTTACCATCTTGATTCCTTTGTGGATGTTGATTGAGTTCGTCTATCAGTTTACGCAAAAAGAGCTCTGCCGTGTCGGCCATGTCGGCCTCGCTGAACTGCAAGATTTGCGTAAGTTTGTCTGTCAGAGTGACCGGATCTGGTTGCAGCGAATTAGGCTGCCGCTTTGGCAGGCAATCAGGATCACCCGGATCGTATGAGTCTGGCAGATTGAACATGGTTAAACGGCCATCCTTCCTCTGTTGCCTTTTTCCAAATAAACAAATGATGAAATCATCTTCCTTCGAATCTGCACCAGAGCTTTTGTTGCTTCACCAATGTTTTGATTTTCAAACTGGGCAATGATTGATCGCCGGCCAGTTATTCGGCTTCTTCGGATCATGTAGATCATGTGTTCTTCTCCTTGAGTTTGGCTCTGAGCACCAATGGCTTGTCTCCCTCAACTTTTGCAGGCATGATGCCAAAGCGTGGGTGAACCCAATCCAAGAACTCGATCTCAATTACTCGACCTTGCTTTTCTGCCTCTGGCTGATTGAAATAAAACCTAAGAATTTCATCGGTCTTGTTTGGATTGATAACCTCTACAAACCGTTTTCCCCATCGGGCTTTGGTTTCGATGTAATCGCCTTCTTCAATGCTCATCGTCTTCTCCCCACGGGTGTTTCACAGCGTCAGCATACAAAGCCAAAGCCCCACCGACAACAAACACAGTGACAACGATTGCCACAATCCAATCAATAAAGTCCATTACTTGTACTCCTTTTCTACGCGAGCGTACAACGCAATACCAAACCATGATGCCCAAATAGCTAACACATTTTTTAAATCATTTGACCAATTAGCTGTATCCCAAGACGCTGAAATGACAGCACCTACGCAATACCAAAACGCATAACTAACCACAAATGGCGTCATGCAGTAGCCAATGATTGAAAAATAGCGTTTCATTTCTGCTCCTTCTGTTCGGGTTTGATGCCCAATGCTTCGTTGAAGTCTTCCTCTGTCATGTCAACCAATCGCTTCTCTTTGGGTTTACCAAAGATGCGCTCAAAGTTTTCTGCAAACTTTTGATAGTCTGTTGGGCGCTGTGTGTCGCCCTTGCCTGCTTCGTGTGCCATCAGTCCATGTCCTTTGCTAAACAGGCAAACTGTTTGGGCTTGCCAAATTGGGTGGGTATCTGCTCTTGCTGGGCAACCAACTGAGCGGCCGCCTTGTTGCACAGTGCTTTGGATTTGAACTCCCCAAGCTTTTCCCAGTTCATGTAATTGCCGGCGTTCAATTGAAACACCAAAAGAATGTAAGCGCCCATTATTTTTCATCCTTTGCCCACAAACAATCAAAACATATCCGCATCATCCAACGCACGAATCGGTTGGGCTCTTTTCCCTTCGCTGGCCTATAGATCATTCCAGTGCCGCCGGGTCGGTTGCCAAACATATAGCACTGCCACTCCGACATTTCTGGTGTTAAAGTGAATTTGTATACCACTTGATCTTTTTCTACTTTGGTTTCTGCGCTCATTGTGTGTTCTCCTTTTCCAGTGGCACATCTCGCCATTCGCCTTTGGGCAGTCGGACAACTTCAATTGGTTCTTCCCACCACTGCTGGAGGACGCGAACAATTTGGTGAGCCACGTGCGGATGCAGGCGTTCAACAAAGCGAAGTTTGGGTGTTGGTTGCATGATCAGTTCTTTGCAAAGTAATAGGACAGGGCGACCCACATGATCAGCGCTGCTGTGCCCATGGCAACGTTGCGCCAGCCTGTGTTTCTCTCGGGTGGATACCACCACTGCGCGTTCTCGATTGAGTCTTTGAATGCCTCAGCCAAGGTGCGTGGGTAGCATCGTGTTGTTGGGTTCAGATCTTCAAGCATTGGTGTCCTTCTTAAACCATGGTGGTAAAAAAGCCCAGCGGGTTTTGTTTGACGTGGGCATCTCTTTCTTGCGCCGGCTCGCGTGGTATTGTTTTGTCTTGACCATCTTGTTGGGGTCTTTGAATGAATCACGAATCGACTCTGTGCGGCCTGTTGGATCTGGCATGTCTGCAGGTACTCGGACGCAACTCCAAATAGCTGCCATGGCTCCGCCGTTCAGTCCAACGGGTTTCCATCCACTGATGTAGCAACCATACATTTTGCGCAGCATCTTCCTGATGTTGTCTGGCGTGGTGCCAACGATCTCGTAAAGCTCTGCCACTGTCAGGCCGTCCGTCTCAAGAAGAGCTTTGCGCACTTTGTCTCTGTTGTCTGATGTGCTCATGTGTTCTTCTCCTTGAGTTTGACTTCAATGGCTTTGCATAATCCTTCCATGTGCATCCATGTTTTGTCTTGCATCACTTGATTCCTTTCCTCATCCGTCAGCCCTACCCATGTGCGGGGTTGTGGGTGGGTGTAGAGCGCACGAGTGTTTGGATTGTTGGGGTCGTAAATGTGTTTTGCACAATGCGTCCATCGCTCACCAAGTATCTTGAGTTGATACTCCACAGGCTCATCCTGCCCTGCCTTGGGTGCTAGGCCAACAGACTCGTCCGCTTGGCACAGGCTGCATTTGTAGCTGTAGGTTGGTTCTCCACATTCGCAGATTTTCATGTGTTCAGCTCCTTGAGTTTTGCTTCAATGGCTCGAATATCTTCTTGGCTTGGTTCGTACGGTAAGTTCCACACGATGTCTTTTACTTCCTCATCCGTCAGCCCAACCCATGTGCGGGGTTGTGGGTGGGTGTAGAGCTTGTCGCCAATTTCCATCCGACCAATCCAAATAACTAGTGGCTCTGGCATTGTTGACCCAGTGTTTTGACCTTGAAACCTATCAACAACAAACGCCACAGGCACTTGCTTCTCTGCCTCTGCAATGGCTTGGCGTAGGGATGTGATGGTTTCCTCTGTCATTGCAATGCAATCGGATGCCAAATCTTCTTGACCTTTAAACGGCTTTACATTCCTCAAAAAAACCAAATTGATTTCCAACGCCTCAAGCCATTGTTTCATTGCTTCAATCATGTCTTACTCCTTAATGTTGTGAGCGGCTTCGATGGCTCGGCAAAGTTGTTCCGCTGGCGTGATGTAGTCAAAACTTGGATTCAATGACACATCAACTTCAATCTCTCGTATCTGCCCTCGGGTCAGCGGCTTGCGCTGTGGTGCAACGGCCTCAGCAATAGCATGAATCAGTGCATACTCTTTGCCAGTCACAATGCGCCCATACTCTTCAAATATGGCTTT